ATCATGTTAGATTATTGACAAGGAGGTGTCGAAATGTTTCAAAAAAATAAAATTGTAGGATATAGAAAAATGTTAGGAAAGACTCAAACTGATATGGCCGAAGTATTTGGCGTTTCAAGACAAGCTTACTACCTCAAAGAAAATGGCAATATTTCTTTTAAGGATTCTGAAAAAGTATTATTTAAGAATATGCTATCACCTTTATTTCCTGAAATAAATATAGATGATATTTTTTTTTAGCAAATAAGTTTCAAAATGTTTCAAAAAAGAAAGCATAAAAGAAGACGAGTAAATTACAAGCATTCAAGTAATGCTGTCAGACAATCAGAGTGCTTCTCTAAAAGAATTCATCGAAGAAGCCAAAAAGGTTACAAAGTCTTAACGTAAGTTTTTAAAGCAGAAATATGCTACTGAACAGGGGGAAAAGAAAATGAATGAACACGATAATGTAAGAGATGTGCTATTAGAATTAATTGAACTAGCAGAAGCAACTAAGATGATAACAAATGGGCACAGTACAACAGTGGAGGAGTTACAAGAGCTATTTGTGGAAAGATTGTGCAACTTGGCAGATTTACTTGGTATGAGCGATGTGTATCTATAGACAAACAAGGGAGGAAAAAGGAAATGACAGATTTAGTAATCATGAAAGATAAACAAGCAATAACAAGTAGTTTACAAGTTGCTGAAGTATTTGAAAAACAACATAAGCATGTTTTGGAAGCTATTGATGAATTGAAGCAAGGGGTAGCCGAAAATTCGGCAGACCTATTTTACGAAGATAGCTACATTCATCCGCAAAACAAACAGTCTTATCGCCAAGTCATTATGAATCGTGACGGATTCACTTTATTAGCTATGGGATTTACTGGCCAAAAGGCATTGAAATTCAAACTGAAATATATTGAGGCTTTTAACCAAATGGAGAATTACATCAAGGAACAATTAGACACGTCAACTCTAAGTCCAGAACTACAATTCATGAATAGCGTAGTCAAGTCATTAGCTAAGCAAGAAATAGAAACGAAACGCATTGAAAATAAAGTAGATAACATCACAGATATTATTGCTTTAAACACAACAGATTGGCGGAAAGATTGTAGAAACCTGGTTAGCAAGATGGCCAAGTCTCAAGGTGGATATGAAGCCTATAGAGAAATACAAACCGCGATCTACGACGAAGTAGACAGACGGGCAGGATCATCCTTAAAAACACGATTAACCAACATGCGAAGAAGAATGGCTGACGAAGGGGTATGTAAATCACGAAGAGACAAATTAAACAATATAGATGTGATTGATAGTGACAAACGATTAAAAGAAATCTATTTGTCAGTTGTTAAAGACTTTGCCATCAAATACGGAATTTGGAAATAGTAGGAAACAAAAGAATCGATCGAAGAAACAGCATAGGAGGGGAAAAAATGGATATAAGAGAAGCAGTCATAAAAGCGCACACAGTTGGAAAAGGAATAGTTAGAAGTAGTTGGGAGAATAACATAGATGTAACCATATTACCTACCAATAGAGAACCTTGTTGCTTAATAATTTCCAAGAATGAGGATCACAATAGATCATCCAATATAGGAAATTATTGGAATCCTACATTAGATGACTTAATCGCTACAGATTGGGAAATAGAGGGTGGCGAAACAATAGAAGATACAGGCTATGACTACAAAATTGGATATAAAGATATCATGATTGACATAATTTTAGAATATATTGTTCCTATTGTAGTTTCTGTGATTGTGACGTTAATTACAATACATTTAATGAAACAAGCTATATAAATAACTTGTAATAAAGCTCACACCTATAGGAACTAATATACTTTTAATAATTTCAATCCACTCACTCTATGAAGAGTGAGACTCAACAGCTAATTTTCCGATATTGAGCCATCATAATGTACAATAAGGCTTTGTGCAGTATGTGTCATTGTACCGTCATTAAGGTCATACGCTTTAACAAAATAACCATCGTCCATCTCAGGTTCCATTCCCCCCCATGTCCATTTACCATTGTTATCTCCATACGTATTTTTTGCAATTTGGATTGCTTGAGCCATAGATGTCACTTTTCTTGTCCTTGTATTATTGGCATCTTCTTGTGTAGTCTGTGTCTGTTCAGCTTGTTTCTTTGCTTGTTGTTCTTGTTCAACTTGAGCTTGTTCAGCTTGTCTCTTTGCTTCTACTTGTGCAGCTTGAGCTTTTTCTGCTGCTTGTTGTTTAGCATTGCTCAAAGCAACAGTTACTGCATCTAATCTTCTTTGTAAATCTGGATTACCATCAGGGATTGCATTTAAGGCAGATTTAGCATTATTTACTGTTGTATCAGTTGGATTTGTTTCTGCTTGTTTCATCACTGTATCAGCTTCTTTTACCTTTTGAGCAATTTGAGCTTGTTTTTCTTTTTCAGCTTTTTCTTTTGCCTCTTGGTCTTCTTTATCTTTTTTGGCTTGTTCAGCTTTTTTATGGCTTTCTTTATCGCTATCTTTTGAAGTGCTAGATTTAGTTTCTTGTTTAGCTGAAGAAGGTGAAGTATCTGCTTTTTTCTCGCTACCACAACCAGTTAACAACAAACAAAGCCCTACGCCAATTAAAATAATACTTGTTACTTTCTTCACTTTTAATTCCTCCTAATATTTGTTATAATATATTAGCTTTTAACATATTAAGCTTATTAAGAGGAGGATCACTATCTGTGCTGCAAACCACAGATAGTGATTTTTTATATAATTACGCGTCCAATGACTTTAATAGATTGTGCATCTTTAATAACTTTGTCCTTGTATGTAGGATTCAGTGATACTAATGTTATGCAGTCATCATGGATATAAATCTTTTTAACAAATGCTTCACCTTCAACAACAACAATTCCAATAGAGCCACTAGACAAATCGGTTGTTTTCTCGACAAAAATTGTTTCATGATTTTTAAAGACAGGTTTCATTGAATCACCATTTACTGTCACTGCAAAATCAGCATTTTGAGGTATATCAGATTTAGGCAATTGTATTATGCTTTTTCTTTCATTTCCGTCCAGAAATTCGCCAGTGCCTGCTGAGACGTATCCACACCAGTCGAAAGAGGTGAGTTGATCGTCATTGCTACTATTAAATGGGACAACATTAGATTGTTGTTCTTGTTTTTGTTCGGTTAGTTGTTGTTCCGCATAATTGTACACTTTATTTTGCCTTAGTTGATTTAGTTCGCTATATATAGTAGTAATATTAGGGATGTTTTCGGTTAGATTATTATCTAATGCCATAAGATAACTAGGAGATACGTTAAAAATAAAAGACATTTTTTCTACTACTGATCTTTTCATATTTTCTACGTTACCTTTTTCATATTTATTAATAGCAGCTCTTTTTAATCCGACTTTTTTTCCTAACTCTTCTTGTGTTAGGTTTGCTTCAATCCTAAGCCTTTTAATCCTATCACCCATAGACTCCAAATTATCACCTCCTATATATTTGTATCTTAAAATTAACATAATTCTACAAAGCATGCAATAAATTTTTAAGGTGTTGAAAAAAAAGATACAAAAAGTGTTGACATCTGATAAAAACATGTTAAGATAAAAGTATCTTAAAAAGATACAAAAGGAGGTGAGAGAATGAACAAGGAAAAACTTCGATCAATTATTGTTTTGCATGGTGATAATCAAAATAAATTATCTTTTTTTATAGGGATCACTCCGCAAAGTTTTTCCAGCAAAATTAATGAAAGGAAAGGATCGGAATTTACGCAAACAGAAATAGGATTAATAAAGAAAAAATATAATCTGTCTGCTAAAGAAGTTGATGATATTTTTTTTAATAAATTTGTATCTTTAAAAGATACAAAAGTTGGTTGAAGAAAGAGGAAAAAATATGAATACACCACAAATATTTAATTTTGAACAAAATGAAGTGAGAACAATTTTATTAAATGATGAACCTTATTTTGTAGGTAGAGATGTTGCAAAAGTTTTAGGTTATTCAAATACACGTGATGTCTTGGCAAAACGTGTGGATGAAGAAGATAAGGGGGTAGCGATTTGCGACACCCTTGGTGGAACACAAGAATTAGTTATTATCAACGAAAGCGGTCTGTATGCATTAATATTATCAAGCAAAATGCCAAACGCTAAAAAATTTAAACGTTGGGTAACATCAGAGGTATTACCATCAATTCGAAAAAACGGAATGTACATGACAGATCAAAAAGCATACGACGTAGTAACTAATCCAAACTCGTTGGCTGATTTACTACAACAAGCAAGTGATCAGCTGAAACAAAAGGATTTAACTATACAGGAGCTAAAGCCAAAAGCACTATTTGCTGACGCGGCAAGAGGTAGCAAAAATAGCTGTCTGGTCAAAGACTTATCAGTATTGCTCAAACAAAATGGCATAGAGATAGGACAAAACAGATTGTTTGACTGGCTACGAGATAACGGCTACTTAGGCAAGGGAAATGGACACAAGAACAAGCCAACACAACGATCGATGGAACAAGGATTGTTTGAATACCGTGAGCATTTCCATACAGATAGCAATGGAGAAATACAAGTGAGATTTACACCATTGATAACAGGCAAAGGGCAAGAATATTTTGTAAATAAGTTTTGTAAGCAAACAGCATAGGAGGGGAAAAAATGAAATTAGAAGAATTACTCAAACGGAATCGGTTGATGAAAAGCATTTTACCAATATCATTGCTTAATCCAGAAAATAATGAAACTAAAGTAAAAACGTGTATAGAAATTTATGAACTTCTAAGAAAAAGCAGACTACCTGAAAAAGATATAAGGGCAGTGTGCAAAGCATTAAATGGTTTAGTAAATATAGTACATGATGATGAACCATTACCAAATTATTTTAGAGATTTTTTAGATGAATAGTAAGCGGCAACCATCATTTCTGCAAACTCATCTGCAGAATGACTTTTACCATTTTCACCACCTTTCATAAGCATTATATCAAAAATAATCACTAATATATCAAAAATTTACAAATAACATAGGAGGAAACAACAATGAATGAACAACAACGAATCGCAAACGCACTAGAAAGCATATCAAAAAGCCTTAGCTCCTTGGCGGAAGAAGCTAAGACTTATCGTGAATTCAAAAAAGAAATTTCCTGTACCCTAAATGATATGGAAGAAAAACTCAACAGCGTAATAGAAGATCCTTTTGTATTCAATGTTATGAAACAAATTAAAAAATAATTTTTTTGATTTTTAATGCAAAGTCTAAAGCAGCATTCACATTTTTTGAAAATTTTTGCTCTGAACAAGCTATTCCCTTAGATGTTAGATTGACCCATAAATATGAATTACTACCTGGCGTTGCTGCAACAAAGCCTTGTTTATCTAATTCATCAATAGTAAATTTTACATCTTCGAAATCCCATTGTTCCATTATGTTTTGATGTATACTTTCAGCACTTCCAAATCTTATTGCATTCGTCTTTGAATCACCATGCTCTATTTTTCCAAGATAATCAGCATAAAGTTTAGACAATAAGTACTTTGCATTATTAGTCAAATCATCCATAGAATTTTTCACCACCTTTCAAGATAAGTATATCAAAAAACAGGCAATAATATATCAATAAATTGTTGGAGGAAATAGTAATGGAAGAAATAACTGAAAAAAAACTAGAATCGGCGCGTGAAAGGAGAGAAAACATGAACGAGCTAATTAGAACATACGACGATGAACATGGACAATTTTTTGTCGATGGTGGAGTTTTATACGAATTTTTAGAAGTAAGTGAGTCTTATAGCTCTTGGCTAGCTCGCATGAAAGAACAACATGGTTTTACTGATGAAGATTTCATTCCAACTCTGAGAAAAAATAGGTTTGGTGATATTGTGCATGAAGATAAAATGACACTAGACATAGCAAAAGACATATGTATGATCCAACAGACGGAAAAAGGTAAGCAAGCATGGCAATATTTTTTGCAAGTAGAAAAATTATGGAGTAGCCCAGACGTGGTTATGAAACGAACGATAGAGTTTACAAATAAGCAAGTAAAACGGGTGCAACTAGGTAATAGGCTAAAGATAAGGGGAGCTGTTCAGGGACTATTTATAGGCTTTATAGTTGGTCTCGCTATAGGAATACTAGGTAACTTATCTTATTTTGGAAAGTAAATTGTAATTGATTAGGAGAGGTGTAAACAATGATGAGTGTTAAGCTAAAGAAATTTATTAAGCAAATGTCGTCTTTAGATATTTATGGAAATGCTCTTGCTTTTAATGATTATACATTAAGTAATAGAGAATGTAAAAAATGGGGAATTATTTGGGGACTCCCTAGAGGCTTATTTATAGGGGTAGTCATCGGAGGTGATATATGTCTGCTTCTTCCATTAATTTTTTAGATAGAGGCTGTTTGATTTTCTTATTTTCAGTTTGAAAAACAATTGTATCTAGTTTGGCAAATTCTTTGCATTTAAGAGCCTCTAGAAATAAGGATGATGAATGTCTAGCAGGAATGGTAATGGGTAAAGGATCTGTAAATATTGGATATGAATAATTACCGTACTCTTTTAAAGTAATAAATGCTTTATCTCTTGAAGTATTAATAATCTTGGATTCTTCCATTTCATTATTACCCAATTTTATATCAAGTATAGATATAGGATGGTTGGATAAGTTCGTAACAGAAATTTTAAAAAAAGTAGGCATGCCTTCTTCACTGGATTCAGGATGAAAAAGAAATGTTACTTCACTTTTAATTCTTGTTGAGAAGTATTTATAAACTTTCCATAATGCCATAATAATTGCTATAGTACCACCAACATTCGAAACGAACCAAGAAATAAATTTATAGATATTCAAAGTCATTACCACCTTTCAAGATAAGTATATCAAAAAACAGGCAATAATATATCAATAAATTTTAACAAAAACAAATTAATAGGGAGGAAAAAGAATGAACAACATTCAAGTCATGTTAACAGATGAGCAATCAGCATCACTAAAAGAATATATTTTCAATATCACAAAAGAATCTATTAAGGAAGCAAGGCAAGATTCTGGATTGGACAAGCCTTTCTTAAAACAAGGAATGATGGCTAAGTATCTAGGTATCAGCGTAAATACGTTAAAAAAGCTAGAAACCTATGGCTTAAAGTCGGTAACGATTGATGGATTAAAACTTTATTCAAAGGAAGAAACAATTAAATTTTTATTACAATATCAAAATTAAAAATACGTGTGGGACGTATAGGAGAGAAAGCAAATGAAAAAATATCTATTAGCAGCATTAGATGATCGACCATTGTATAGAACGAGGAAAACACAAGCCATTTGTTATGTAAGTTTGATTGCAAATTTAATATTGGCTATATGTATCTTATATAGGTTGATAGGAGGATAGGTAAATATGACGCTAGACGAACATATGGAGTTAGCTAACCAAATGGCAAAAGAATGGCATGAAGAAAACGATCGACCATTAGCAGTTAGGAAATCGATGCAACATATAGCAAGACACAAAAAAGCGACTAGCCTCGCTAAAGTTTAGTCGCATAGAAAAATAGATTTGTACAAGTATATCACAAAATTAGGAGACTTAAAATGGCATTAAATAATGAAATGCAGAAAAAAATCGATGAACTTTCAAAATATATAACCAAAGCTATTTTACAAACTATTGTTAACATAATACTTATTATAATTTGTTATATATTTCCCTATCAATTATTAATTTTAGTTGTTGGGGCATTGAGTGCAGGAACGGCAGGTGCATGGGCTTTATGCATTATTGAATTTTTAGATTTAAAGAAGATGGCTAAAATGCTTAATAAGTGATGTTTTTAAGATTGCCATTACTATACTGCCTATCCAAAAAAATAGATTTAGAATTTTTCCAGTAATATTTTCTTCACTCAATCCTAAATAGACCAGAATCTTACTTGGTAGGCAAAGCAAAAAATTTATCCAAAAATAAATAGAAAAATTCTCTTTATATCGTTTAGAAAATATATTTTTCATTTCAGTAATTCGTTCTAGGAAAAATTGCTCTAACTCATCATATAGAAACAAATTATCTAATTTTTCTGGTGGAACAATTACTCCTTGGACCAATTTAGAAAAGGGAGGAAGGCCAATTTTAGATTTTCCTACCAATCTTTTGTAAACATACTTGCTTGGTGATTGGGTAGAATCGTTTGTAAATATTTCCAATAATTCTTGGCAATCATTGAGTTCAGTTTTGGTCATAAAAGTTCTACCTAAAACAATAATAAATAATATGAGAATAAGTTTAATAATAGACAAATTATATATATTACCTTTCTTTTTAATAATTACATTATAGGTAAAAAATTATTTAATTGTCAAGCTGTTATTAACTGATAGAGGAGGTTGAAAATGGATCCTAAAGAAATAGAAGTATTAGATAGGTACTTAACCAAATCACCTGAATCAATCTGCCCAGTGGAGAATGAACCGCTTGAATGGAATCATGATGACTTTGGGAATACCATTTTTGAGAATGATTGGGTGTTTATTGCTTACTTTAATTATAAAGATGCTGAGAAAAAGTTTGTTGTTAGCCAAGAAGGGTTTTTATCAGCCTTAGACGAATATAACCCAGCAAACTTAATTGTAGGAAAATTAGAGATTATCAGCGGTAAAGAATGGCTAGCAATGCAGAAAGGGAATGACTAATGGCAACTTTATACGAACTAACTGACAAGTTTAAGCAAGTCGAGGAGCTACTTGCAGAAGACGAATATAATCCAACTATTGTAGATACACTTGAATCATTAGATTTAGCTCTTGCGGACAAAGCGGAAGGCTACGCACGGATAATCAAAAACCAAGAGGCAGATAGCAAAGAATTAGCTGACGAAATTAAACGACTACAACAACGTAAACAAGCAATCGATAGCAGTATTACTCGTCTAAAGCAAAGTTTACAATATAGCATGCAAAAGACAGGAAAAACTAAGTTTAAAACACCATTATTTAGTTTTGGTGTACAAAAAAATACGCCAAAAGTGGAAATCACCGACGAAAGTTTGATACCAGTAGAATTTATCAAAACCAAGACAGAAATTGATAAGAAAGCGATAAAAGAGGCGGGGGATGTGCCAGGAACGGAAATAGTTCAAACAGAATCGCTAAGAATTAGATAGGAGAGAAAACGAATGAGCGAAGACCTGTCATTTGTAGAAAAGTTTTGAAAGTCCAAACAGATCTAAAAGCACCTAAGGGACAACGAAACAACTTTGGCAAATATAACTATAGATCAGCAGAAGACATCTTAACTGCAGTAAAGCCGTTAAACAAAGAACAAGGGCTGCTACTTACTTTAACAGACAAACCTATATTAACAGGAGACCGTTATTATATTGAGGCAACTGCAACTTTAACAGACGGGAAAGAATTATTAGAAGTTACTGCTTACGCAAGGGAATCGCAGATTAAAAAGGGAATGGATGACAGCCAAATAACAGGCACAGCCTCCTCTTATGCCAGGAAATATGCGCTGAACGGCTTGTATTTAATTGATGATACTAAGGATGCTGATACAGATGAGTTTAATAATCAACAAAAGAATGCCAAAACAATCAATAAAAAGCAACAAGAAACATTAACAAAAAATTTTGAAAAGATAGCTCAACTAAAAAAAGTACCAACAAAAAATGTAGAAGATGAGTTTTTAACATTTATAAGTTTTACTGGTGGAATTGCTAATTTAGATGAAAATATCTACCACAAATTAATTGAGCTAACTACTAAAAATATAGCAAAAATAGAAAATAGCAATGCTGGATAAACTAGTTAACACTTATTCGGCAGTGGTCAAATCGCTAAAAGGCCAAGGAATTGAAGCTGAAATAAATGAGCAAGTAAATTTAGAACGATTAAAAACAATGTATTTTGGCTACAAAGGCGACCGAGAAATCGAGATCAAGTTTATCGATCCACGCAGGTTTACTGCTGAGCAACGCAAGTTTTTATTTGCACTAATAGGCGATATTTACGCTTACACAGGCGAGCCGATTGAGAGCCTTAAAGATTACTTTTATCTAAAATATGAGGCTCTCACAGGCTCGGTGATCAGTCTAGCAGATGGCTCAGCAAGTACAATATCGGATGTCACATTATTAATAGATATTGTATTAGATTTTATATTTGAAAATCATATCCCGTTTAAGAGTGGCTATGAAATATTACCAGCAAACCAAGAGTATTACTTTTACAAATGTATTGTCACCAGGACTTGTTGTATATGCGGTAAACCTAATGCAGATATTGATCATTTTAGTAAGGCACTCGGCAGAAGAAATAGAAAAACAGTTGATCATACAGAATACGATTTTGCGGCATTATGCAGGACCCACCACACAGAGAAACACCAAATTGGTCTACCTGAGTTTTTAAAGAAATATCATATACAAGGAATTAAGTTAAACCAGGAAACAATCAAGCGATTAGGGATAGGAGGGTAATGATTGTCAGATAAGCAAAAAAAACGTTATTACTGGCTCAAACTCAAAGAAAATTTTTTTGAAGAAGATACTATTGCATGGCTAGAAGAACAACCTAACGGCAAAGAACATTGCTTAATCTATCTTAAGTTGTGCTTAAAATCATTGAAAACAGATGGCATGTTAGTAAGAAATGTCGGCAATATGATCATTCCTTATGACGCTGAAACCTTAGCTAAGATAACAAATTCCACTGTTGATACTATCAAAGTAGCAATGGATTTATTTAAAAAAATCGGGTTAATCCAAATTTTTAATGATGGAGAAATCTATTTAAATCAATTAAACGAGCTTGTTGGATCAGAAACAGAATCAGCTAAACAAAAGCGATTACAGCGAGCAAAGGTGGACAATGTCCAGACAAAGTATGTACAACGTCCTAAAAATGTCGCCCAGAGTAAGAGTATAGAGAAAGAGATAGATATAGATAAAGATATAGAGATAAAGAAAGCCACTGCATCACCACCTAAAAAGAAAATTAAATTTAAGCAAAAAAAATATGGAGAATACAAAAATGTCCTTTTATCAGACGAAGAGCTTAAAAAACTAAAAACAGAATTTCCAACAGACTGGGAAAATCGAATAGAGCGTGTATCAGAATATTGTGCCTCTCAAGGTAAGTCGTATAAAAATTACCTAGCTACCATTCGAAATTGGGCGAAACGAGATAAAAAACCACAGCAAAGTGGCTATAGGCAGCAATCAATTCGGCAAGAAATATTGCCTGATTGGGTAAACAATCCGCCAGAAGAAAAGAAATTATCCAAAGAGAAGAAAGCAGAATTAGATAAGCAAATTGCTGATTTTTTAGCTAGAAAATAAAGACAAGGAGGATAACAATGTATATAGCGAAAGGCTTTGACACAGGTATTGTTTATGGCTGTAAGGAGACAAAAATAGAACTCATGCGAGCATTAAATAACGAGTATGGTTGGATAAAAAAAGAGAAAGAAACAGTAAGGGGATATGTATATCCAGAACCATTACAGGTTGAACAAGTGAGCGAAAATTACAAACCAATACAACTAAAAGGCATTAAAGAAGTATGCCGATTGACAATGGATAGAGATTGGATAGAGAATTCTGAAACGGTAGCTAAAGTACAAAAGCTGATTGGACAAGCAGAAGATCAAACTAGACAAGAACAAAAGCTTCCACCACTTGAAATATTAGATTTTGAAATGTTTACAAGCGACAATTTTTTATATTTAAAACGCTTAGGCTATACCACTAAAGAAATCAGAGCTGCTTGTGATGTATCCAGGAGCACGTTTGATTTATGGATTAAAGAAAATAAGCTCTCTCGGAAATTTATTACTAAGAGCATGTTAGAAGCAATGTCTATAGACGAATCAGCGAAGCGATTGCCTTTTAAAAAAGAAGTGGAGATGGTCAAATGATAAACAATGTTGTATTGGTCGGCAGATTAACAAAGGATCCTGATTTACGCTATACATCTGGTGATTCAGCAGTAGCAACTTTTACTTTAGCAGTCAATCGGAATTTCAAAAATCAAAACGGCGATCGAGAGGCTGATTTTGTTAATTGTGTTATTTGGCGTAAACCAGCTGAAACATTAGCAAATTATGCTTGTAAGGGGACTTTGTTAGGTGTTGTAGGCAGAATTCAATCACGTTCCTATGAAAATCAACAAGGACAACGTGTTTATGTGACTGAGGTTGTCTGCGATAATTTCCAACTGCTAGAAAGTAAAAATACACGTGAAAGCCAAAATAAGCAAGATAGAGACAATTTAAACAAAAACGAGAGTAATTATATCCAAGAGCAAAACAACGTGTTTAAAACGCAAAATAGCGAGCAATTATTTAATCGTAATAATAATCAATCATTTGGTAACCAGATCGACATATCTGACGATGACCTGCCATTTTAATAGAGTGAGGGGAACGACATGGAAGAAATTAAATTTATAGTGCCTGGGCAACCAGTGCCACAAGGGAGGCCAAGATTTGCACGACGTGGAAAGTTTGTGCAAACGTACGATCCTAAAACAAGTGTTGATTATAAAAAGCTTGTCAAAGAGGTGGCTGAATTAAACAAGCCTGAGAGCTTGCTAGAGGGTGCTTTATCCGTCGAGATACAAATATATAAACAATCGCTTAAAAGCTTCTCAAAGCTAAAAAGAGACTTATTTGAGCGCAAAGAGCTGAGACCGATAACCAAACCAGACATTGATAATTATGCAAAAGGAATACTAGATGCCCTTAAAGGAGTGATCTGGGTCGATGATGGGCAAGTAGTTAGGCTAGTATGCGACAAGTTTTACTCAGTTAGTCCAAGAGCGGAAATATCTATCAAGCAATTTTAAATAAAAAAATAATCAATTAGGAGGAATATCATGAGCAAGAAAAAAGCGATTGTCAATATCCGAGAATATCTCAAAGAAGAACTAGCAAAAGAAATCGAATCGAGAAGAATCACTATCTTAGCCTAGTTATGAACTTGTGGGGAGAAAACGAATTCTCTCCACAAGGATTTTATCAATTTTAATAAATTGGTATACCTATAAAATTTAAAGAGAAGGACATATAAAAATGGGAGTGAAAATAACTGTTACTTTAAAAAATGGTGGATATGTTACTGGTATTATATGTGATACCAAAGAAGCAAATTTGTGGATAGAAAATTATGTAAAGAAAGAAAAATATTGGATAACAGTTGGTGAATTTCCAAGGGGAACAATGATTCCAGTAAACAATATTTTGCTTATTAACTTTACCGAGGAGAATGAATAGATGAGTAAAGGCAGATTAATTATGCAAAACAAGCTGTGGGGGGAATTTGATTCTTATGAGGTAAGCGGAGAAGATGTGATTATTACTGGATATCGTAGTTATGGTGGCGTTCATACGATTAGGGTAGCTGAACCGAAAGAGAAGAGTATAAAGGTTAATGTAGATGAGTTAGTAAAACAAACGGTAAACAACCTAGATATTGTAGCAAGTCGGACAGAAATAGCTAAAGAAGTTACTGAAGAATTATCAAAAGCAATAAGGAGAACGCTATCCGATAAGGATTTCGATACATTTTGCTTAGAGGCTATTGCTAGAGCTTTAGCAAAAGACTATGTTGACTGCTTGAATGAAAGAAAGGAAGAGGAAGAGGAAGAAAATGAAATATAGAAAGAAACCAGTAGTAATAGAAGCATGGGAATTTACAAGACAGGCTTTAAAAGATAGCCAAAGTTGGGTGAGAAAATATCCTGAAGAAATTAAATTAGTTTCTCAATTTGTGGGAAAGACTATATATCTTGAAATTAAAACATTAGAAGGCACCATGACAGCTAGCGTTGGTGACTATATCATAAAAGGGGTGCAAGATGAGTTTTATCCATGCAAACCAGATATATTCGAGGCGACTTACGAGAGAGTAGAATGAGGAGGGTGCGTAATTGAGAACGTCAACATTTAATTACATCAAAGATATTCTAGCAGATTACTACAAAACAGATGAGTATATAAAAAAACGGGAAGAAGAATTAAGATATCCATATAAAGAAAGTGACCTTAATAGAGATATACAAGGTAAAGGCACTGTATCAGCGCCTACTGAAAGATTGATGATTACCATTGAACAAGACAAACGCTTAGCACAATTGGAACGAAATAAAAAAGTTATAGATGATACATTAGATAATTCTTGTAAAGACACTCAAATAATCATAAAAGAATTATATATGAAGAAGAGACAGCAATATACTTTAGAAGGGTTAGTGCAAAATCAATTAATTTTTTGTAGCAAGCGTACTGCTCAAAGATTGAGAACCAACTTTTTCAAAGAAATAGCAAGTGAACTAGGGCTTGAAATATAGATGGCATAGTATTGTCGCCAAATCACCTTGTCAATATGGTAAATTAGTAATATCAGATAGTATATAAACAGGAAATACTATGCAATTATTAATCTAGATCGCTTCGGCGGTCTTTTTATATATAAAATATATCTGTTAAATTCGCCGAATAAGTTATTATGATAGTGTACAAAAGTAGAAAGAAAGGCGACTTGATATGAAAAAATTGCAAGAAGAGTTAACTAATAAACAGAAAATTTGCCTAAAATTAGCTCTACGATTCTTCCTATCACTTCCTTATAGAAAATGATAGTATGTATTTGGGGTGATGATTTTGAAATTAATATTTAAAAAAATTAGTTTAAGTCTTATATGGATTTGTTTAATAGCAATTATGATTTGGCAAAAAGATTATAATATCCCATTATTAGCAGGGATAGCAACAGTCATATTCTTGATTTGGACTATTAACATGTCGACTATTACAAATCTTTCTTTTGATTGGAATAAAAAGAAAATAGAAATGAATAGGATGTATGAAGAAACTAAAAAAACTGCGGATGAGGTTGAAGTAAATGCAACCACCTTTTCTAAGACTATTAAAGCGTTCTTGGCATTCAATTTAGTCGATCTTCAAACAAATGGGTGGCTATTAAATATTCCGTGGAGAGATGCAGCTAATTTTGTGAACGAAGCAATTGAATTAAAGAAAGTCTTGAATGAAGAGGATGAAGAAATTTCTTATCTTTTGCTAAAAAGCAAAGCTAAAGTAATCGAACTATTTAAAATGGATGCACGTGACTTTTTTTCAGCAGATCATAAAGAATATGAAAAATACATTTCAAGTGGGTTTAAAGAAAAAGACGATACTATAATTTTTAATAGTGATAATGTTTTGATAGACTTTCAAAATTTATATGAATTAGGCTTAAAGGTAAGAGAAGAAAAACAATTAGCCTGGAAAAAGAATGTTGATGATTTGAAAATGTATTACGATAAAAACTTTAAGCAAAAATTGAGGTAGTATGATTACAAATCTTATTGTATAATATTTATGTAGAAAAGTGAAAAGATGGTGGCTAATCTCTTGAATAAAGGGGTGATGCCTATGGTTATAGAAGTTGCTCCTGGAAAGGATTAACAGTTGTCAGTATATGAAGCATTATCACTAATGATTGCTTTTGCAACATTAGTGTTGCTGATTATTGACGAAAAAAGACCAAAAAAATAACCATCTTATAACTTTAGCGAGTTAGATGGTTATTTCAACTATTAACAAAAGCTACCGTCTTTTTAACGGTTCTACATGGGCGTGTTTGCAGCACGTCCTTTTTATTTATTATAGCATGGAGACTGGGAAATTCAAATAGTATTATTCATTGAGCGAATTTTTACTTTATATGTAACAATATAAAGCTTAGCAAATGCTAGGCTTTTTTATTTCTAAAAGAAAGGCAAAAGGCAATGAAATGTTACTGGTATGTATCGCTAAATAATAAGTATCCTTACCCAATAAGAGGACAACATAAGCGGGTTGTTATATCTGTATATATCAAAGATAAATACTCAATCATAGAAATGGTACGAGAAGCAACACCTAAAGAGATTGACTATTGTAAACTGGTTTATTGCGGCTATGGATTATATAAAGATAAACATATACAAACAAATATAAATAGGCATTGCCCAAAATAAGAGGTATAATAATATTAATAAAAAAAGAGAGAAGAATATATTATGATGACTATAATAGGTATCTTAGCGTTGATATTTGTTATCTTATACTTTGGTGGTTGGGGTATACAAACATTTATTAAGTATACAGTTGCTATAGCAGTATTTGTCTATGGTGGTATTGCATTAATTCTAATGTCGATAGCTAAGGCTTTAGTTAGACGTAACAAAGAATAGCAATCACAACTAAATAATAACTTGTAAGATCGTTAATAGCGGTCTTTTTTTGTTGGCTAAAAAGCTGGGTAAAGAGGTGATAAATAGTGAGAGTCATTAGATGTAAGCATAACGGATGTACTAAATTGGTATCGAAAGAAACATTATTTTGTGATGAACACGTAGAAGAGAGAGAAGCGTATATTGAGAAACGAAAGCAATGGGGAGAACGCAACAAGCAGAAACAAAAGCGCTACAACAAAGTATTGAGATACAGCAAGCAGAGAACAGAGAGAGAAAGTTTTTATCACACAAAGGCATGGAAAAATGTGCGACAACAAGCGTTAGAGAGAGATAACTATCAATGCCAATACTGTAAATTACAAGGAATTATTAGACCAGGAAATATTGCAGATCATATCGTACCTACTCAAGTTGATGATACAAATATGACTGATTTGTCTAGGCTGGCAACGAGTTGCCATAAATGCCATGACAAAAAGACACGCTGGGAACAAGCTTATTACGGGACTGGCTACAACAAAGATGGAACCGAAAGAGGGTTGAAAAATGGCGAACCAATTAAAACGATTAAAGAACTAGAATTCTTGTTTAATCCCCCGCCCTATAGGCATTTGGGAGACAGCTCGCTCAGTGGGCTACAGCTTTAAAAAAACTGGATTTTTGGAAAAATTTTTTTCTTGATATTTTGGAGGTGGTGAAGTGTCCAAGAATCCCAACAAATCAACAAAAAAGAAAGACAACGAAGAAGAAAAAACTAATCAAACTGGCTCACAAAACCCCACAAAAAATGAACAAGAAAACCTAAAAATAAGAACTTCTGCGCCAAGCCAATTGCCGAGTGAAGGAAAATACCTTTGGACGAAAATAGTGAAGAACTTAACTCTTGTAGATGGTCTAACAAAGGTTGATGAGCCGAATTTAGAACTGTTTTGTGCGAATTATGCATTGTACAGGCAAGCCTTAGAAGAAGTAAAAGAACATGGTGTTATCTTTCCAACAGAAAGCGGATTTAAGAAAAACCCAGCCGTTGGTGTAATGGATACTGCTTCTAAGACCATGCGTTCATTAAGTACAGCTCTTGGATTTGACTACACATTTAGAGAAAAAATCATTCAAGAAGAAAATAAAGAAACAGATATTGATGAATTGGAGATGTTCAAATTTTGATTAATGTATTTGAAGAATTTAATAAATTAAATAAAGTAAGAATAAAAAGGCAGTTTAAAGATCCTGGAACGGCCTATTGTTTTGCAGTTTTAAATAAAAAACAAATCGCTGGTTATTTGATACAACTAGCTTGTTTGCGACATTTAAGAGACTTGCAACGTTCTTTGGATGACGAAAACTTTGAGTACACTTACAACCTAAAAGCTGTACAAAGTATTTTGAGTTTTGCAGCTATTTGTCCAAATGTGGATACCCAAGAACCAACGAAGTTAATGCCTTGGCAAGAGTTTATCTTATGCCAAATGTTTGGCTAGCGTGATGAATTAGGGAATAAGCGATTTAGTCGGGTGCTTTTATCTGTGGCTCGTGGACAAGGGAAAACGTATTTATGTGCGATTATTAGTTGCTATAGCTATTTAGTAGAATGCTCAAATCTGTCCAATCAGGATTTAATGGTAGCCAGCAATATTACTGAACAAGAACAAAAATTATACGGCTACGTGAAAACCATGATGCAATATTTATTAGATGGGCCATTCAAACGCTTAAAAAATGAATTAGAAATAGAGCCACAACATAATCGTATTATTCAGCGGAAAGGTGCAAATACCCTGCGACAAATGTCAGCTGAAAGTGGTCGATTTGATAGCTTTCACTTTGTTTCTGCAGTGTTTGATAAGGCTGGAGAAACAGAACACAGCGAAGTAACGAAAAAGATTACTAGCGGACAAGTCAAAGTTAAAAATAAACAATTTATCCAAATTTCTACGGCCTATCCAGATCCGACTGTTCCGTTTAAGCAAGAGGAAGATACATTGCTAAAAATAATGGAAAAAGATGATCGCTCAGGAGATGAACAACTTTGTCTTGTTTGGTGTCAAGATTCAAAAGAGGAGCTTGATGATCCTAGGACATGGGAAAAGAGCAATCCATTGCTTGGACTATCTGATCAAAGAGATTTATTAATGAATGGATTATTAACAGAACGTAATACTTTGCAATTACTTGGTCAGGGTGACTCTTTTTTAAATAAAAACCTAAATTTATGGTTAACAGTTAAATCTGACGCTTACGTATCTTTAGAAGATTACAAAGAAACCACTATTGGAGAATTTGATATCAAGGGGAAAGAAGTTTACATCGGTTTTGATGCTAGTTTGTCATCAGATAACACAGCTTTTGGATTTGTTTTCCCGTATGAAGAAAATGAGCAAAAAAAATATTATTTAATGCAGCATTCATTTATCCCCTATAAATTACTTGGAAGTATTGAAGGTAAAGAGAAATCTGATGGATTGGCTTACCGTGAGCTTGCTAAAAAGGGATTTTGCACGATTACAAATGATCCAACAGGATTGATTGATTTAGACCAAGTTTATGATTGGTTGTTAGAATTTGTTGAGGCAAATCAATTAAAAGTTAAACTATTTGCTTATGATGCGGCTAGGACAAATAAATTGACGCAATTGCTTGAAGAAAATACAACATGGGACATTTTAAACCCTAAGCAAACATCAATGGTTTTATCTGAAAGTATTAAATTTTTGCAAGATTGTTTTATCAGAAAACAGTCAACACATGAAGAAGACCTAATTTTAGAAAGAGCTTTGCTGAATGCAGAGGTAGAAGAAAACAAGGGTGGATTAGTTATAGGGAAAAGTAAACGATCTTTTAAAATCGATGTTGTAGATGCACTGATCGACGCAATGTATCAAGGCATGTATCATTTCGATGATTTTACAAAATCAGATAATCCTTATGATAAGTTGAGCAATACAGAATTAGAAGAAATGATTTTAAACGGAAAGATGGTGTTTTAAATGAAAAAAATATGGTTATGGTTAAAACGGATACGTGAATTGATTATTGGCCAACTACACACAATTTTTTTCTTGAGCGGTTTGTATTGCATGATACAAGCGGCTTATTTTTTTAGTCCGATTTTAGCTTTGATAATTTCAGGCATTGCTTGTTTTTTAATAAGCTTTTTGATAAATCGTTCTAGTGGGGGTGGTTTTTAGAAATGCTTTTTAGGAGTTTAAAAAAGAATTATAACACTGTCCAGGTAGGAAATTCGGGGATAGGTTTGAGCATGGAAAATAATCGATTAATCTTTTCAGGTGACTACATCAATGCAAGGAAGGCTTTAAAACACTCAGACATTTTTTCTGTTATACATTTATTGAGTAGCGATCTAGCAGCAGTTAGTTTTGAAACTAAAAAGAAGCAAGTTGCTCAAATTTTAAACAGACCAAATGAATTGAGTAATAGATATGGATTTTGGCAAACGGTTTTCGCTCAATTATTATTAACAGGTAATTCGTATGTGAGAATTTACGGAAATGAAACTACTGGGAAAATTGATACCTTAGAATATCTTTCTCCTGACCAAGTAACTGTATATGAAGATAATTACAATACAGCGTTGTGGTATGATATCACCTTTCCGAATAGTGAACGCAAAGATGAACGAGCCATTTCAGGAGAAGAAATATTACACTTTCGTATTTGTTCGACGGATGGTAAGGTCGGTAATTCTCCACTTGTCCCTTTAACCCCCGAAATGAAGTTACAAGATGCTAATCAAGAATTTACGCAAAAAGCTTTTAATGATGCACTAAATATTAAAGGTATCTTAGAAATTAATCGTACAGATTTATCGTCAGAAGCACAAAAGGTATTTAAACATCAATTTTTATCTACCTTAAAGGAAGATGGGATAGGCATTGTTGATCAATTAAGTAAGTATCATCCCATAGAAGTGTCGCAAGACTTAGCCAAACTATTAAATGCAACTGATTGGACCAGCGCACAAATCGCTAAAGCTTATGGGGTCCCAAAAGATTACCTAGGTTCGGAATCCGAGCATTCAAATATTGAAATGGTATCTAATTTGTATACAACTACTTTAGCAAGGTATATACGACCAGTTGTATCGGAATTACAAACAAAATTAGCTCGTGATATCGATCCTAGTATCAGGCATGTATTAGATATGGATGGTCAACTCCTAGAAAATAGAGTTGGAAATTTAGTTCAAAAATCCATCATTACGCCAGCTGTTGCGCAAGAAATTTTATTACAATCTAATGCAGATTTGCTAACTGAAGATATATTAGCAAAAGTAGAAGAAAAGGGCTATGAGACAATACCTTCTAGTCCAGAGAAAGGTGGTGAGAATAATCAAGAAGGAAATCAGAGCAAGGACATTGAATCTGGAGACGAGGCAAGCGAATCAGGAAAATAAAAAGGTGATTTGTGGTTATGCAGTTGTCTTTAATGAACCTAGCGAAAATTTAGGCGGCTTTATAGAAAGAATATCTCCGCATGCTTTTGATGATGTTGATATGAGTAACGTTTTATGCCTATACAATCATGATTCGGCAAATATTTTAGCTCGTAGCGATAGTAATAATCTTATTTTAGCAGTAGATAACAAAGGGCTATATTTTGAAGCAACATTACCGGACACAACTCTTGCAAGAGATGTATATGCAAATATAGACGCTGGCAATGTTAAAGGTTGTAGTTTTGGTTTTACAGTAGAGAAAGATAGTTGGAATTGGTCAGAAGATATAAAGCCAGATGAACGAACAGTAGAAAAAATTGGAAACTTGTTTGAAATTACCTTAACACCTATTCCAGCTTATCAAGATACGAACGTAGCAAAAAGAACAAGTAAAAATAAAAAACAGAAACTTCAGCAGAACTTAGATTTGCTGGAGTTTTTTGAATTGGAGGAATAAAAATGAATAAACTATTAAAGGAACTATTAGAAAAACGAAATACGTACAATGAAAAATTGAAGGAAACAAGAGCTTTAGCGACATCTGGAGAAGATGTAACTGAAAGATTCAAAGAATTGGAAGATTTAAAAGAAGAGATTAGTGCGCTAGAAAAACGTAAATCTCAAATGGAAGAATTAGAAAAATTAAATTCGATTGAAGAAGATGAAGTAAAGAGATTCAGCCCAAAAAAAATTGAAAATAAAGCTACTATTCGAAAGGTTGAAGCAGGAGAGAATCCTGAAAAAGAAATCCGTGAAGCTATTTCTGCCTATGTGCGTGAAGGGGAAATCCGTGAAGGCGTAACAACGATTAATCAAGAAGTCATCATTCCTAAAGATATTGCCTACACACCACAAGAAGAAATTGAAACGACGTATGACTTGAAAAACTATTTTAATCAAACGGAAGTGGGAACAAAAAGTGGTAGCTACCCAATCCTTGAAAATCCAACAGATGCTTTAGTAACGGTAGAAGAATTAAAGAAAAATCCTGAGCTAGCAGAGCCAAAATTCCATGAAATTAAGTGGGAAGTTGCTACTTATCGAGGTGCCTTACCCATTTCTCAGGAAGCCCTTGACGATTCTCAAACCGATTTATCAGCATTAATTAGCAAACAGATAACAAGACGGATGCTTAACACTACAAATAGAGCCATTGTGGAAAAATTAAAATCTTTTCCAACAATGAAACCAGGTGCAAAAGATGATTTAGTAGACTTTATTAAAGGTATTTTAAATGTAAGTTTAGATCCGGCCTATGCGCCACAAATGATTTGTACGCAAAGCTTGTATCAAACATTAGATACACTGAAAGATAAACAAGGACAATATATTTTCCATCAAGATGTCACTTCCAAGTCTGGTGGCACTCTGTTAGGTATTCCTGTTATTAAAGTAGCTGACACATTGCTAGGTAAAAAGGCAGGAGACAAGGTTGCATTTATCGGAGATCGCAGGGCGGTGACTGTATTTGATCGGCAGCAAGCATCCATTGTTTGGGCAGATAGCAACATCTATGGTCGCTATTTAGCAGGTGTATTACGTTTTGACGTAGAAATTACAGATGAAAAAGCAGGGTACCTACTAACTTTAAATGAAAGTGATACAGTTAATCCCTAAGACTGCCCGATTTGATTCGGGCGCAACGTACGACAATGGAATGGATTACGCTTAGGAGGATAACCTTGTCAGAAGATAAATTATTAGAAACCCTAAAACTAAGCCTAAGGATTGAAATTGAAGATACAACAGATGATGAAATCTTAAAAAGAAATTTAAATGCCGCCATCAATTATATGAAACAGGCGATTGGTGAAGAAGATGAATTAATGGACGGCTTTTACCAGTTGTCGAACGTTCGATCGTTATTCGAAACAGCGGTTATTGCATTGGCATCTACTTATTATATGTATCGTGTATCTGTACAAATCTCTGCTGTTAATCAAGTTGATGTAATAAGTACATCTATTATTGGACAACTAAGGACTATCTATCTAACGGAAAGAAGGAAGCGTCTTGAAAAAAGTGAATCCAAGTCGGCTTGCATATCGGATTAAACTAGGCTGCATGGAAGACAGGGAAACGCCGTCTGGTATATTTAAGCCTGTTTTCATAGAGAAAAAAGAAGTTTGGTGTAGTTTGTTTTCACTGTCTACTGCTGAAATTATTCAGTTGCTTGGGGCGGAACAGAAATTTTCAAAATCTATATTAATCCGACACTTAAAAAGCGGATTAGAAGATTTTACTCATGCAAAATTCCAGGACAAAGTATATCAGATTGCTTCTTGTCATCCTGACGCCGATGACACACCTAAATCGTTTGATATGATTGTGCTCAAGGATGTTGATAAAAATGGATGAATTAGAACAACAACTAGAATCTTTTTTGGGTCAAGTTGAACAACGAGTACCGACACTTGAACAACGTAAAAAAATAACTAAAGCTGGCGCAAAAGTATATAAACAGGAATTAAAAAAGAATATGCCACACAGCGATCATAAAGAGAAGAAACACGTAGTAGATAGCTTAAAACAAAGTACAGATGGGACAACAGGCAATAGTTCCGTCTTTTTTAGTGCAAAAAAAGATGAAAAAGGTTATATCGCTCGTTTTTTAAATGATGGATATATGAGTCATGGTGGTAAAGGTGCAAAAGCACACACCGTTAAATATGTACCTGGTAAACATTTTGTGGAACATACCTACGCGGAAACACAAAATGAGATATTTAAAGAAATGGGCAAAATTTATGATAGAGAGGTAGGCAAAAATGATCGTTAGCGATACTAAAAAAATACTAGACTCAGCAGAATTGAACAATTTTGGATTGGCTAAAGAGGATATCTTTGCTTATCGTCTCCCTTTAAATTATAAGGCAGATAGAACCTTTTTGCTTATCACTGAAATCTACTCCACAAGAGGGCAAGCTGGAAGTAATCGAACAAACGCGAAAATTGAAGAAGTAGAGTTAACTATTGTTTATGATGATGACACACAGCCTGAACAACTAGATGATAAAATCAACGAATTGTTAGAAAACAATCAGTATGAACAGCTTTCTGGTTACCACCAATATGATACAGAGGTGGACAACTTGAGAGCTGTTTTTAAATACCAACATACAAAATACTTAAACTTAGAAAAGGATGATGAATAATGGCAACATTCGGCTTTAGTAAAGCAATTATTGGAATTTACGATGAAAATGAAAAAGTAACACAAGAATTTGTAATTGATCAAAAAGGCGGATCAACAGTTGATGCGAATATTTCTAACCTTTCTCCCTCTTCACAGGCGATTTATGGAGGGGATGGCGTTTGGAAAAATCCATCAAAAGGCGTTGGTAATGTACAGGTTTCGTTCACAGCTAATGCTATTCCTAAAAATATTATGGATATTATCTTGGGAAAGGCAGGAACAGTTGGATTCGGTCACTTTAACAAAGACACTCAACCGCCACAGTGTACGTTCGAAATGATGGCTGAAGATGCTAGCTCTGGCAAAACTACACACATTGCAGTTTTAAACGGCACGTTTTCTGCTAGTGCTATTGATCTAAAAACAAATACAGCTAATCAAGTGCATTCTCCGGATAAGTTAACTTTTAAAGCGGAAGAGAGAAGAAGCGATGGCGAAACCTATGCAGATGCAATCAAAGACAAGACTTTTGATAAAGATAAATGGGAACAATTAGTACGACCTAAAGCAGCACCAAAATCAGAAAGCATTTATAACAATGAAAATACAAAATACGATAACGGCAATATGTTAGATTAATCAAGGAGGAAGAATCATGAAAGCAGTGAAAGTAAAAGCAGGCGATGAAGTAAAGGCTGAACACATCAATAACATTATCGATGACGTTGTAGCAACAGATACTAAAATTGATAAAATACCAGCTGGACAACAAGGCCCGAAAGGTGAAACAGGAGCAGTTGGAGCAACTGGTGCAAAGGGTGCAGATGGCTTAAGCGTTAAAGCCTTAGAGTTGGTAGCTGATGCTACTGGCAAAGTAACAGGTGGAAAAATAACATTGAGTGATGAGAGCATTGTTGATGTGACTGTTACTCAAGGGAAATAGGAGGATAAAAGATGTTAGAAGAAGATTTACTAAAGCGTGTACCTCAAGAGCCAACCGTTAAACAAGTACGGTTGGCTTTAAAATTTGGTGGCGAATTTAATCGCTTAGAAAAAATGCAAACAGAAACTGAAGATTACGGACAAGCGATTACCTATTTTGCTGAGTTGGTCGATACGGCTATCGATTTTGTAAAAACTATTTTGAAATTAAAGCCAAAAGAGATAAATGAATTAGAAGATTGGACCTATCAGCGCATGCAAGATTTTGCGTTTGATTTATTTGGCAGACTTGTTAATCCAACGAATGAGCCGATAGAAGAATCAGATGCTAAAAAAAAGTAGATACCTTGACTGCCTATAATGATTTTCTAGATTTTGAAAAAAACCTTCTGGAAGAAACACAATGGGATTTAGCAACAATCGAAAAACAACCGTATTATGTTTTGATGGAACTGTATGCCCCTAGATCAGATGGAAATATGAATAAAACGAATGCTAAGCAAAGCATGCTGGCATTTATACAAAATGGTGGAATTGCCACTTGTTAGGAAGGACTGAAGAACAATGGCAGATAATCGTATATTAGAGCAAACAATAGCATTACAAACAGAAGGTGCAGTTGCCTCTTTGCGTAGCTTGCGTTCGGAAGTCAAACAAGTGACTGATGAATGGAAACTACAAAATGCTCAACTGCGCCAAAATGGGGATTACGAAGAAGCCTATCAAACAAAAGTTAATGGCTTAGAGAAAGCTATTCAAAAGCAAAAGCAAGGCATTGATCAGCTGAAACAAACAATGGCTGGCATTCCAAATGAAACAAAAGCTGGAGCCGATGCACATGATAAATTAGCACAAGAACTTTTAAAAGCGGAACGTAACTTACAAAGTTTGTCTGAACAACAAGAAAAAGCAAAAAAGACGCTTGAACTTTATGAAACAGGCATATTACAAACTCGTAAAGAATTAGAACAATCCGAAAAGGTATCACAAAGTTATCAAGATAAACTACGTGCTGAAGGCAAAGAACTAGAAGCAAATAAAGAACAACGCCGCTTTTTAGCAGAAAAAATCAAGACCTTATCCTCCTTACAAGAAAAAGAAAATGATATGCTGGAAAAGGTTCACAAGAGTTCAGGTGAAACCTCTGATGCTTATAAAAAACAAGCGGTCCGTGTTAATGATCTTGGAACAAAAATAGCTCACAGTAAAACGAAAATGGACGAACTAGATAAAGCGATGGGCAAAAAGCCAAAGCTGAATTTAGATGGTGCTATAAAAAAATTAGAGGATTTAAATTCTAAAGCTGAAGGCACTCATCATATGTTTGGCAAAATAATGGGAGCTGAATTGATTTCACGAGCAGCCATTGCTGGGTTACAAAATCTTAAAAGTGGATTGACGGATGCTTTAAAAGCAGGTATGAAATTCAACGAAGAGCAACAAGTTATGAGTGCCACCTGGAATACTTTGACAAATGATGCTGGAAAAGCTCAAGGAATGGTTAAAACTATTAATGATTTATCCGTGGCGACTGGTCGGAGCCGTGATTTGGTAAATGAATTAGAGCAAGGTTTTTACCATTTACATTCGGACAAAAAGGAATCTGATAATTTAACAAAATCCATGTTAAACATGGGAGACGCTGTTGGGTTGACAGATGATAAAATCCAAACTGTCACGCAAGATATGGTTCATGGTTTGTCATCAGGTAAATTGAGCTTACAAGAGTTAAACCAACTAGGACAATATTTTCCAATGTTTACCGAGCAAATGGCTACTTATGTACAAAAGCATAAACAAGCCACTGACGATAGCAGTAGAGATAGTAAAGCAGCTGCTAAAGCACAAAAAGCTTACGTCAAAGAAATGACAGCACAATTTGAGGCTATGCATTATGGATCTAAAATTAGTCAACAAGATATCCAAAATTTAGGCCAAAAAAGTATTTTATCTGGTGATCAAGTTAAGAAATTTACCGCAATGCAACAAAGTGGACAAGCAATTACCACAAGTATGATCAAACAAGCAATACGGGTAAATTCCGAATATGCAAAATCAACAACTGATAGTAAACAACAAGTTGCCGAAAGCTCAGAAGATGCGGTTAAACATTTGCGCGATTTGGTCCACCAAGGTAAGGTCTCATCCACAGAAGTAGAAGAAGTATTTAATCATTTAGGACAGGACAAATATGGCAAAGCAGCAGATAATATGTTGCAAACAATGAGTGGGATGAAAAGAACGGTGGCATCACAAGTGCCAGCTTTAGTTGGTGCTTTTGAAAAGCCAATTTTAAATGCCAAAAATCCTTTTTACGGTGCTGTATCCAAATGGGTATCTGATCAAAAAACGCAAGATAAATTTACTAAAATGGGTGAGGCTGCACAAAAAGGTGTAGATACTATTCTAAAAGCTTTCGGTAAAGTATTTGCTAAGGGCAGTGCTGTTAACTTAGCTGACGGTTTGCTTGATTGGATAACCCAAAAAATAACAGACATGTCCAATTGGATTGCTAATCATGCAAATCAAATTGTTGATTTTTTTAAAAAGACAAAAGACGTTATGGTTGATTTATTTAAGCGTGGGAAAGAGACACTTGGCGGCTTTTATGATATAGCTAAGCCATTTTTAGATTTAATTAAAAAATACCCTAAGCAATTTGGTGAATTAATTGGTGCAATGTATTTGGCAAAGCCAGCTCTTGAAGGTGTTACGATTGCTTTAAAAGGCTTTAAGATGTTCGAAACTGCGAGTGGTTGGGTAGGTTCTTTGCTAAGTCAGTTAAAATTGTTAGGAAAAACCAATCTTGCTGGTACTGGTGGCAAAGGCCTTGGACTAGCTACAGAGGCAGAAAGTGCTGGGAAAATAGCAGGAAGCCTTGGCGAATCTGCTGGTTGGCTAACTAAGATTGGCGGCAAGGCCGTTCCAATTACTGCTGGAATAGGTAGCTTGATGGAATTAAAAGGCATGACTAAAAATACTGCCAGTGAACATATAGGTAGTGCTGTCGGTAATTTTGGTGGTGCTATGGGCGGTGCGGCAATTGGGAGTGCCATATTACCAGGAGTTGGGACGCTTGCCGGTGGTGTTATTGGTGCATTTGGTGGCTCGGCTATTGGTAAGAAGTTAGGTAAAAGTATTGGCGATGGGTTTAACCATTATGCCCCTGATTTGGCAAATCATCTAGGTGATATATGGGATGGCATTGCTAAAAATATGCATAAAAATACTAGTACCAATGCAAAAAAACTTGCTGAAAGCTATACTAACGAAACAAAAAAATTAAATCAACTAACAATTAAAACACCGAAAACTGATAAGGATTTAAAAAATCAACAAACTCAAACTCAAAAAACATTTGCAGCTATGTCTACATCTGTTAAAGGTTATTATGACAAAAAAGAAAAGTCATCAAAAGCTGACTATGACTATTTTGTTAAAAATGATCTAATGACTCAAAAAGAAGCAGATAATCAGATCAAGGCACAAAAAAATAAAGATAATGACAAAAAAACAGCTCATGATAAAATTTTAAAAGATATGCAAAAAGATGCAACAAGTCATTATACAAAGCTTCAAAAAATTGAAAATGGTGGAACAGATAAATTACAAAATATTGCAAAACAATACGGAAAAAATAGCAAGCAATATAAAAAAGAATTAAATAAAGAACTTGAAGATGAGCAAAAAGATTATACTAAAAAAATAAACGCAAATGAAGCTAAGCTTAACTCACAAATTACAGCAGAGACTAAAATTGCATCTGGCAAGCAGTTAGATATCTTACAGAACCTAAAAAATCATAAAGGTAAATTGTCGCTGGAAGACATGAAGAATACCATTTTGAATAGTAAGGAACAACGTGACAAAGTTATAGAAAATGCTAAAAAAACAGCAAATAATGCAATTGATGCAGCAGATAAAAAATACAATGAAACTGTAAAAAAAGGCAGATAAAGAGCGCTTTGAAAATGGCACAATGTCTAAAAAACAATACGATGAAGTTGTAAAAAATGCAAAGAGACAGAGAGACGATGCGGTAGATGCTGCAAAAAAAACAAGAGATACATCTATCAAGCATGCCACGGATACTCATGATCAAGTTGTTAAACAAGCAGAAAAGCAAGCCGGAGAACATAAAGGAGCAGTTGATGGAGAGACAGGTGACGTTGGAAAATCTTGGGCTGAATTAAGAGATAATTTAAGTGGTATCGGGGAAAAAATAGCTCATGGCATTGGCCACTTAATTCATTGGCTCAATAAGAGTTGGGGCAATGATCTCATTAATTTTAAGTTTGATGCACATGCTAGAGGTTCAAACGGCCTCTCACACGATGAAATAGCTTTAGTCGGCGAAGAAGGAATGGAGCTAGCTCATCATCCTAATAAGGGAATTTTTCCACTTGGATTAAATGGCCCTGAAATCCGCCCATTAGAAGCTGGCACGTCCATATTGCCTAATAATCTATCTAAACAATTTTTGTCAATGACAAAAGGATTACCCGCTCACGCTAAAGGTGTTTGGGGAACGATTAATAGTATTTATGATTGGGTAAAAGATAAAGCAAAAGATGCAACAGCTGTCATTAGCGGTGGTGCTAAAAAACTATACGATACAGTTACCGATAAACTGGGTGTTTCTAATTTTGTAGAGTCCTTAGAAAATAATTTGGCTGGCAAAGATATTGCTAAAGGTAGTTTTGATACAATCAAAGATAAAATGGTGCAGTATGTACAAAAATTATTTGATAGTGATAATGAGCATAGCAAAAACGCACCAACGAGTGGCCCGCCTGGAGCAGGCATGGAACGATGGAGAGACCTAGTTAAAAAGGCACTTGGTGCAAATGGGCTATCAACTAGTGGAGCTATGATTGACAAGGTGCTACGTCAAATACAAACAGAGTCAAGTGGTAATCCTAATGCTAAACAGCCAGGAGCAGACCCTGATGGAGATGGTAGTGGACCGGCTTTAGGATTAATGCAAACCAAAAGAAGCACCTTTAACGCGTACAAATTCCCAGGTCATGGTAATATATTTGATGGTTATGATAATCTATTAGCGGCATTAAAGTACGCTAAAGCTCGTTATGGTAGTGATTTAAGCTTTTTGGGTCAAGGACATGGATATGCTAACGGTGGTTGGGCAGATCGGCCAAGTATCTTTGGAGAGATAAAAAATGAGCCTGAAGTGGCCATCAATCCTAAACGTGGTACAGCAGATCACCTAATCGTGGAAGCTATACAAGCTCGCGCTAAAGTAAGTCCTAATAGCTTAAGTGCTAATATGTTGCAGATGATAACACCACTAGAAAAAATGCCATTACACACAGGCATGCAGTCGGTAGCCATGCTTTATAAGGCAAAAGAAAATCTAGATACCAGCACTCATAACGTACAGCCGGCCAATAGTGACCAATCAGAGTTAATTGCCTTGGCTAAAGGTCAATTGCGTGAATTGACGGAACAGAATACATTTTTGCGCAAAATATTAGATGCTGTTTTAACAACAGATAACAATAATAACAATAATAACAATAGTGGATATCATGTATTATTAAAACAAATGCAGAAAGATCAAGCGCTCAACGCTTGGCAATATTAGGAGATCTTACCATGGAAACTTTATACATTAAACCAAGCGGTGCGGCGGAACAGGATATATCCAAAATTAAAGGCTTGTGGTTTATGGGTATGGGGTTAATTGCTCCACAATATCAACTAGATACACAAACAGTTGGTGGCCAAGACGGCGAAATCATTAGTTCGGTGGCTAGATATGGGGCTACTACTCATAAGGCTGACTTCTATTTGGATACATCCGATAAATATGATTTAATTTTAGCACAACAGCAATTGTTTAAACTAATTTATGGCAGTCGGGATAGGATACGTATAAGAGATTCACTTGAACCTGGTAAAATTATGTATTGTATTCCTAAGCCGACAACTTTTACATCTATACACTACACACAAAAAACATTTTCTGTTGATTTTCTTAATCCTAAGGGGTGGAGGGAATCAATTTTTTATTGTGATGATAAAGCAATGCTAGAGCAATACAACGGACTTACAATGGGATTTCCTTCTGATAAAGATGTCAATTATCAATTTACTAGTAATACCTTTACTGTTTTTAACGCTAGCGATACAGAAATTGATCCACTTAAGCAACGCCATGACTTTCAGCTTATTTTAAAAGGATCAGGAAGCCCCAAAATAGAAAATAAAACAACAAATACTCATGTTACTTATAAAGGTAAATTAGCTAATAATGATCAATTAATTATTGATGGTGTCCAAGTATTAAAAAATGGCGATAACGTAGGTAGAGACACAGATTTCGGGAATATTGTTTTAGCTAAAGGATGGAACAAGTTTGTTATTAGTAATTGTAATGTTAATCAAGTTCGTTTCCATTTCCCATTTTTATATTTTTAAGGAGTAAATTTGATGGAATTATTAGTTGAAAAAGACGGCCAAAAAGAAAATATCATTTCAACCATCGAACCAGAAAGCTTTTGTATATCAATGGAAGCTAATACTAAAAACGAGTTAACTTTTACTTTATCTAATATGGATAAAATAACTGCTTTGCTAATCGATATTGAATCAGTTATATGGTTTAATGGCCAGAAATATATTGTAAAGCAATTAGGTCAAGAATTTATAAATGGCAAACAGAAAAATACCATAACGGCTACTCATTATTTTTTTGAGGCACAAAATTATCGGACTTATCGATACCAGGAAGGCAAAAAAACTTATAGTATTAATCAATTATGTGACCACTACTTTAAAGACAATGAAGGTGGATTTACGTATCAAGTCCATGGTAATTTTCCTAAAGTTGAAATCGAAAATTTAGAACATGGATCTATTAAAGATGGTGTTAATAAAGTATTAGAAAAGTATCCAAATACCTATTTAAAGATGGATAACAATTTTATACATTTTTATACTAAAGAAAAATGGATAAAAAAACAACAAAAAATTATCCATTATTACCATGACACACAAAGTGTAAAACTAGAATTACAATCAACAGAGTTGGTTAATATTGTTAAATGCTTTGGTGGTAAGGATGATAAGGGAAAAGATTTGTTTGCTGCATTTTTTGTGCAAGATAATCAAAGTATAAAAACTTGGGGAAAGCGTTACGGTGACGACGTATCAGACGAGCGTTTTAAACATAAGAACGAATTGGAAAATTACGCTAAAACAAAATTAACACCAAATCCTAAGCTAGTTTTGACAATAAATACGCCTACGTTTGATACATTACCTGAATTAGGTAATCAATATCCGTTTGTTTTGCATATTAATGATTATCAAACGGAAGTTACCTTAATGGGAATACGTTGGTATCCCTTAGCCCCTTATAAAGTTGCAGAGTTGACATTTAATGATCTTAATGCCAGCTTTTTTAATTATCAATCGGCTATTAAAAAAGAGATACAAGGAGTTAAAAATAAGCAAAAAGAAACAAACAAAGCGACAGAACAAGTTAAAACTATAGATAGTAAGGTAAACGAATTAGCTGAAACAGCTAGGAATGCTGAACAAAAAGCACAGCAAGCATTAAATGGACAGGTTTTTGGGAGGGTGGTAAAAGAAATTGAAAATAATTGAATTAACCGCTCCTGTAGATAACGAATCGTTAGGTCTTAAAAAAGGAGAAACTTACTACGTATTAACGCATGCAGAAGGTGTGGATGGGTTAACAGAATTCATTGAAAAACTCATACCATTAAAAGAAATTGAAGACCACGAAGCAAGAATTACTGCACTCGAAATGGGAGGAAAACCGAATGAAAAAATTAAATGAAGATTTGCCTACCAGTCCAAGAGAGTTAAGAAGTGTTTTAAAAAATAATTTCCATTTGTTAAATACAATTTTGGATTTTGAAGACAGGGAAACATTAGAAACGTTGGTGAAGCAATATGCAGACGAAAGAATTAATGAATATAACAAAAAAATACAAGAACAGATCCAGCATATCGTTGTGCCACCTACTAATCACATAAATACAAAGGAAGTGAAAAAATATGGGCTATGATTTATATTTTGACTTAAATAAAAATCAAGCAGATCAACCCTCACAACAACTAATCACTGCTAGAGTTGGAGATGGTGGGCTACGAGCAATAACAGTTAAAGTCACAGAAAATGGGATTGACAAAAACATTAGCGGGATGAATCCAGTTTTCGATGGATTAACCGCTGATGGCCATCACATTATTGATAAGGGGAATAGCCTTGTTTTAGACCCTCAAAATGGTGTGTTTAGATATATACCGCCAAAAGAGGTTTTTGCAGTAAAAGGCAATTACCAACAAGCCTTTTTTAAATTGATGCGAGGCGATCAAACAGATAGTACACTGGAATTTACAATTAATGTCATGGATAATAAGGTTGAGTTTGGCATTAATAGCAAGGATTATGTATCCGACTATCAATTGCTGGTCCAACAGTTACAGCAAGTGCACGACCGTGCAAAACAAGACTTAACAGATAGTTTTAATAAATATCTGGATGAGTTAAAAAAGATGAATCAAAATTATGCAATGTCTATCACTGAGGAACAAAAGTTGTTAACAGATTTAACAACTAAAACAGAAAATTTAAACACACAAATCGATAATCTTGATATTGTCAAAAATACAGATTACACAGCTAAAATGGGCGAGATAGATAGTCTATTAAGCAATGCAGTCTACATTAAGGAGGTTAAATAATGGATATCCAAATGTTAACAAATAAAAACGGTGACATGTTTTATCCAAATACTGAGGTTGATGCGATTGCTGATTTTAGCGATAAACTAAACACAGTGCTAAGTAGCTATAATTTGCAAAATAGAGGAAAGCAAGTGTGGGCTGGGGCTGCGTATTTAAGCGACACACAGATAATCACGCCAAGTATTACGCTGGATAAGTGTCCAATTGGATGGTTGGTGTTATACCAGCCCTATGATAGTATTGCTGGTAAAACGCAATCGTATGATTTTAACTATGGGCTTATCCCAAAAACACATGCCAGGGATTTTAACGGTATCACGCTTGTCCATCATTTGGAAGTGCTAGATGGCACGGGATACAACAAATGTCTATATGTGACTAATACCACTATCACGGGACACCGGACGAACATGATAAAGTATGGCCATTATGTTACAACAAGAGTTTATGCAGTCTAAAAAGGAGGGATATCATGGATATTTGGATTGATAATAAAATAGGATATTTAGAAGGTTATTACTTAATGGAACAACCAAATTTAATAAAAATAACTGTGGCAACAGAACCAATGGACTTTACGAATTGGCGTTGGGATGGTATAAATCTTATACATGATGCTGATAATGCACCACTGCCAGCACCTGAGACACCTAGTGACGTTGATTTGTTAAAACAGCAAAACGCTAAGTTAACATTGACATTAACAAACATGCAAAAACAACAAGCGCAGGCAAATAAGACAATCGCACAACTAATGCTAGAAATAGAGCAATCAAAAAAGGGAGACGATAAACATGCAAACTAACTTTCCAACGGTAAAAGACATTAAATTATATTATGATTGGGATTGTTATACAGATGAGGATATTAAAACTTACGTACAACTAGGCACACTTACACAAGACGACTACAAAGCGATTACAGGAAAACCATTTAGTTAAGACTAGATGGTTTTTTATTATGTCGATTGGAGGAAAAAATGGAAAAACTAATAGAATGTATGCTGACAAATCCAGAACAGATAACCTTTGCGGCGCTTTTTGTATGCTTGCTAATCTGGGTAATACGACAAAATGACGCTCGCGAAAAAAGATATCAAGGCACGATTGATAAGTTAACCAATGCTCTGGGTGATGTGGAAGCAATTAAAAACACCGTAGATAAAATACATGAAAAATTAAAATAAAGGAGTATTAAACCATGAACAATAAAACATTTGATTATTTAAAATGGGGTGCGTTGGTATTAGTTCCAGCGCTTGGCACATTTGTAGGAATTGTTGGGCAGGCAACGGACTGGCAACAAACAGATCTAGCAGTAACAATTATAACTGCTTTTGGAACATTTTTAGGCACTATTTTAGGTGTATCACATATTAATTATAAAAAAGAAAACTAAAAATAGAGAAGGAAAGTGAATATAAATGCCATTAAACGGTATCGATATTGCAAGTTATCAAGAACAATTACAAATAAATAAAGTACCTATGGACTTTGTGGTGATCAAAGCAACAGGTGGTAAAAGCTATGTAAACCCCTATTGTGATGCACATTACCAACAAGCAAAAGCAGCAGGTAAATTGATTGGAGTATACCATTACGCTAAAGAAAAAGGCCTAGCAGGTACAGCAAAAGAGGAAGCAACCCATTTTGTCAACACCATTAAAGGATACTTAGGACAAGCGTTACTTGTATTAGACTGGGAAGAAGACGTAACAAATACAAGTTGGGCTAAAGAATTTTTGGATACGGTATATTCTGCAACAAAAGTTAAACCACTAATTTACATGTCTAAGAGTGTCACACGTCAAGCAGACTGGTCAGCTGTGGCAAATGCTGATTATGGGTTATGGATGGCACAATATGCCGATAACAACCCAACGGGGTATCAAGACAACCCATGGACAGATAATGGCGATACGGGTGCATTTAAAAATATTGTGATGTTTCAATATAGTAGTCATGGAAGATTATCTGGATATAATGGGGACTTAGATCTAGATAAGTTTTACGGCGATAGAAACGCTTGGCTTGCTTATGCTAAAGCGAGCAATAAACCAACACCAACACCGCCAAAAAGACGTTATGGGTACCGAGTAGATGACTTAAAAGTGGTAAATGGTGTATGGCAAATTCGTAACAATTATTTAGTACCTGTCGATTTTGATTGGACAGAAAATGGCATTATGCCTGAAGACCTAGATAAAATTAATCCAGCAGATGGTTCGATGCATTCAAATCAGGTATTTAAAGTAAACGATTATTTTGCATTCAAACCAGAATGCGTATTAAGCGTTGATACTAAAGTGATGGTTAGCGGATATCAATTTATGAAAGTAAATTTACGGTATACTGGTATTATTTGGTTGAGTGTCTATAGTAAGGATCATTTGATGTATGGGTAGTTAAGAATTTTAGTAACTATAATTATAATTTGTTTATTTAGGTTTGTTTGCTATAGCTTGTTCCTTTATTGATGAGTTACAAAAATACGTGAGAAAACATATACACGCTAAACTAAAAGAAGATTTGGAGAAAAAGAAAAAAAGAAATTATATTTGGGAAGAGATAAAAAGACTGAGAATACTATGCAAATAAAATACCTTATTGAAAATAAACAGGATAGGAAGAAGGGAAAATTAAACAATTTTATTAGTTTTATTTTTTTCATTTCTAATTATCTATTCTATCGGACTTTCTCACCTAATAGTTGTTGCCTTCAAGAGAAAAAAATAATAATTTAGCAATAACTTGTAATATATTTGAGAAATGATAGAATTAAATAGAAGTCAATTAATTATTTTATTAAAATAGAATTTAATTAGTTTTAAATAAAAAATAATTATTTTTATAGTAAATACAAGCAATTTTTTATTTTTATTATTAAATATATTTTAATTTTAAGCTTTGGTATGCCTACCTGTTAATTCAATTGTTGTTTTAAATATTGATAAAGGAGTTTATCCATTTATCTGTTAATAATCCATATATATTTTTTATTATAAATAAGCGTCTTTAAAATTAAGAATATATGATTTTTAATAAATAGCTTTTTGCACTTGACTTTTTAGTTTTATTTAAACTATGATTTTATTTTTATAAAATAATTATGGTGCTTCAAAAATACAAATTATTAATTAATTAGGGAGATGTAAAGAATGAAAAAAATTTTAGCTGGGCTTTTATTTCTTTCCTGTGCGCTTTTCGTAATTCCGCAGGCTGCTTTTGCTGCTGGTCCAGATGGGGAAACAGTTTTGGATAACAATGGAAATCCTATGCATTATGGAACAAAGTATATACTTAAAGATTACAATATACCTAAAGGAGGTGTTACTTATGAGACCTGGGCATCTTATGACTATGCAATTTTTAGTAACGACCAACATTCTGATGGTACAGCTATAGTTTTTGAAAAAAGAGGGAAAACCCCAGGAGATGTTATTATATCTGGAGATAAAAATGTAATTGTTCGATCTACTCATGCAAACTGGGGAGATTATGTTTATTGGGTTCCTAGTCACTCTCTTTGGCATAATGCTATCTGGTTCGGAAGGAGCAGTGAAGCAATCGCTACGTTTATTATTTCCGCTGATAAAAACTCACGCCATATAGGTATTGGCAATATAACATTAGATATTGAAACAGGTAAAGCAGTTTGGAATGACTATCATGGTGCTCATGATTCAAAAGCTTGGATGAAAGGAGAAAGCTTTCTAAATCCTGGAAATAGTAGAGTTAATCCAGTAGAAGCATCTAAGAGAATGACTCCTTTTTACTGCTATCCAGCAAATTAGGAAATGATATGTTAGTTTTATAAAAAATATAAAAAAGCAGTCAATAAATTTATTTTTTATTGGCTGCTTTTATCAAAATAAACTAAAGTAGTCTAATTAAATCATAATTTACATAAACTTTATTTTTAGTTTTTGATTTATCTACATCTAATAAACCTAATTCTACAAGTTCATTTAAGCATTTTCTAGCTGTCACAACTGAAATTTTTGAACGTTCCGACGTTTCTTTAACAGTTAGATAGGGTTTAACAAAAGAAAGTTACAAAATTTGAGCGGTACTATTTACTATCATTAGTGCTCACGGTATTCTGATAATAGCAAATAGTGAAGCTCAATAAAAAGAAATAAATGGGAGACTTTGTTATGGATGTTAGAAGAAATACCATTACCCTTAAACAATTTTTAAAGCCTTATGAGAATGTTTTTCTTAGTATAAGAGAATTTTTTTTGCAGAATACAGGTAAAGTTGGTAAGGAAAAAGTTATTTACAGATCAGATAATGAAATATTTGATGTAGATGCAAATAAAATAAGGGAAGACTATTATATAATCGGAAAAGATTTAAAAATAGCTATGGAAAAATATGACACCAAAAGAAAATGAACAAAGACAGGAATTGAACGTAGATGCTGTTATAGATGCTGTTGAAAGAATGCCAGAAGAGCAACAACAATAAACAATGGTTAGCCTAGAAATGCATTATGGGCCGATTCCTCACCCTAAAATTTTGAAAGAATACGACGATATGGCAAGTGGATCGGCAAAGCTAATCATAGAAAACGGTGTTGCTGAATCAAAGCATAGGAGAACAATGGAAACAACCTATTTAAATAAACAAGTTAATGATAAAAGAAGATCACAATACCTTGGATTCTCAATAGGGCTAGTAGTAATAGTTTTAGGATTTATACTAATTTTGTGTAACCATGCTGTGACCGGCTCTGCTCTTGCGGGTGCAAGTTTTCTAGGAGCCATAGGCGCTTTCACAGGGAGTAATAGTGAAAGCGATAATAAAGAATCACCTGCAAGTGAGTAGAAAATAGTTAATATAAATAAAAGCAACCTTGTACATTCCATTCGTGGAGTGGCTATTTTTTAAAGAGAAATATCAAATGGCAACTTCTAGTTCTTAAAAAATTTTCTGTGTCTAAAAAACAATGTAGTTTTTTTACTTCAACTGTTGGCAGTTGGGGCTTTGGAGTAATATAAGTAAAAATTTTAGTTCAAAATTTACCGAAGTTGATTCCTACAAAAATCAATTATCTTTGATTTTTAGAGAAAAATTTTAGGATTATTTGTCCTGATTTTATAATAAAATCGCTTTATAAGCTGTTTATCACAGCGTCTCACAATCTTGGCTAGCAACAGAAAAACTAGTATAGTCAGGCGATGACTAGCATTAAAAATCCCATCTCATCAGGAGATGGGGTTATTTTTAATATATTTGTTTTACATAGGAGCTACTAAAAAATATAGTATAATTAAAGATTCCGAATAAATTACAAAATATCAATACTACTATTTACAATGGACAACTACAATGATACTCTAATTAAGAGTAGATGGTATTAATTATAATTTTAGTCTTTATGTAGAGTTAAATTACTTATTAGAGTTAGCTAATAAGTTAATGCAAATATGTTGACTTTAAATTATGGATAGAGGATAATTTTAATAAATATATAATGACAGTCTCCAGTAATTGTGCTGAAATACAATGTTAAGGAGGGGTTTGTATGCTTAACACAAGTAAAAGACGACTTTATTTAAGTGCCTGGTTTTTTAAAAATAATCCAAAAGAATTCTTTGCAAGTTTGAAATTGCAAAAATTTTTATTTTTTTATGAAATGTTTAACTATTCATTGGATAATAAAGTTAATTTAGATTATTTGAAAGGCTATAAAAATGGTCCTGTTTATTCTGATGTGTATGGTGATTATACCTATAGAGTAGAAGAATTTCAAATCAAAATAGAAGAAATTATAAATGAAACAAAGAATAAAATAACACCAAATGTATTTGCACTAATCAATGAAGATATTGCTAAAAAAGCAGCTTTTTTAGTTTCTATTCTATCCAAATTAGAGTTGTCAGAATTATCCCATGAATTTGATATATGGAAAAATAAACAAATTAGAATAGAATCTGGAGAAAAACAAGTAGAATTAAAATTGGAAGATCTCTCTTCTAAAGATAAATCTCTAGCCAAAGAATTGTATGATTTGTATTCAATAGAGTTTATAGATAGTTCGTCTGTTATAAGTGTAAATGAAACGAAGTTCATAATTGATAAAAATCAACGAGCTTTAGTAACTGATGAATTGGAAGAAGCTCTAGAAGAGATTTCAAAAAAAGAGGAGAATAATCCCATATATATATCTATTGAAGATGGAGTGATAGTTGTTGACGATTGAAGGTGATGTATTAAAACTTAAAGTACCTTATCCAAATATCAAAAGTGGTTTAGTGCAAAAAAGACATATGTATATTTTTGCTGAACGACGAGAAAAGGGAAAGGGACTTTTTGTTTGTACTTCAAAAAAACCAAAACATAGTAAAAAGGGAGTTCCACCTTTAAATAGATTTGAAATTTCACCAGAAGAAGTTCCTAGAATTAAATCTCCATTTCTTAGGGCAACTCTAGTAGATTGTGATAGATTATTTTTCTTAAGTGGTGTTTCTATACCTTTGACTTTACTTACACATCCAAGATGTATATGTAGAGAATATTTAGAAAAAATTTTACAAATAAAGAAAAATAACCAGGAGTGTGAAATTATACCTTTAGAGATTAATTCAATAATTTCATTAAATCCCTCACTAAATTTAAAAGTACAAAATACAGATTTAACTTTGAGTAGTTGAAAATCTTAACCAATATTGTTAATTGAGGCTTTTTGTTTTTAAATATCTTTCAGGATCGATAAATTAATATTAACTAAAATCCCATCTCATAAAGAGGTGGGATTTATTTTTATTGATTAACAGGGGCACTTGTGATTTTAGTCATGAGTGTTCAAGTCACTTTATTTGATAAATTTCAACATTTTTATCAAATAGATTATTTTGTATTAAGCTTTCTATATATACTAAACAATTAATTTTCCCTATTTTTTTCAAAATAAAACTCTCTCATTTAGAGAGAGTAAAGTAGGGAGAAATTCTTAAAACGTCCCACACGTAATATTATTTCAATTCACTCGCTCTATATTTCAATTTTTTCTCTCTATATCCAGATATATTGAATACGATATTGAATACGATCAATATTACATATCACTAAATATAGTGATAATCATATTTCAATATATGTTTAAAAATATAGCTACTGATAGTTATTTCAGCCGTTTTCCCTATAAAAATGTAAACCCGCCGTCTCCATTACAATTTTAATAATAGGTAGTAAAAATGTTGATGTATAGCGGTTTATACATTGCTTTTACTACCTATTTTTTTAATTTGAATACGATATTGAATACGATCAAATTATTCAACTCATTCATCTATAAAGAGCGATTCTGTTATCACCTACTAGGCATAGATTAAAATTAGATACCGATATAGGCAGCAAATACTTTAGCAGTTTTCTCTTTATAGTCTTTAGTAACATGAGCATAAATATTCATTGTTGTTTTTACATCTGAATGTCCTAGACGATCTTGTACTTCTTTCATGGTTGCTCCAGATTCAAAGAGGAGCGAGCAATGTGTATGCCGAAATCCATGAGTGGTGATTTCTTTAAGTTCATATTTTTCACAAATTAGCTTTATATATTTTCTAGTAATGGTTGGCTGTAGGTAATCATTTTGAAGATTACTAAAAATAAGTTGCTGTTTGTTCATTGTATTAAAGCCTAATATAAAATACTGTTTTTTTTGCGTTGTACGCCATTGTTTCAGTATGCTTAATGTTTTATCATCGATACTTACAACACGCTTAGAATTCCCTGTTTTTGGTGTTTGGATGATTAGTTTAGAGTGTTCGCCACGAGTAAGAGTCTTATTAATAGTAATTGTTTGCTGCTCAAAATTAATATCATTCCATGTAAGTGCTAATGCTTCACCTTTACGCATGCCTGTGAATGCCAAAATCCTAAATAAAGTATAAATTTTAGGTTCATTTTCTTTTTCTAAATAGTTAAAGAATAAAGTTAGTTCCTCTTTTGTATAGAAATTCGATTCTTTTTCCTCAATTTCATCTTTGACTATAGGTCTTGTAACTAGTTTAGTAGGATTCAACGCAATAAGTCCTATACGGATCGCATAATCAAATATCATGCCAGCATAGTTCATAATCGTTTTAAAACGTTTCAAACTCTTAGACCATTGGTTAATAGCGTCTTGACAGTGTTTAATCTCAATAGTTTCGATTCTCATTTGCCCAAAATAGGGGAGAATATGATTTTTGAATATTCGTTTGGTTTTAACAAAAGTACTTTCTTTGACTGTATTTTTATACTGGATGATCCATTCGTCATAAAGTTCTTGATATGTGATTTTTTCTTTTTTTTGTAAACCATTTTTTTCATAGTCCACTAGAAGCCTATTCAGTTCGAGCTGAGCTTCTTTTTTTGTTTTAAAATTTCTTCTTGTAGTACGGATTTCTTTTCCAGTAGCTTGGTTAATACCCAAATATGTTTGGAATTGCCAAGCCTTTGATCCATCTTTTTTTGTATATTGTTTAATTGTTGCCATTGTTTTTCCCTCCATAGTTACGTGTGGGACGTATTAAGAGGTAGTAGTTTTTTTATAATCCACTCTCAACCAAAAAAGGGTGAGACTAGCTATGTTATTTTCTTGTTCTTACATATGACATATATAATAAGATAGGAAAATAAGTTAATTGATTTTACATTTTAATCTTTTTGATAGTCAATAATTTTAGTAAGGTCTTCAATTTGATTTAAAGCTTTTGTACGACCCTTTTTATTCAATGATCGATAAGCAGATATCAAAATTTTTTCATCTTCACTTAAAAAGTCTTCAGAAACGAAAAAACTTGATAAAAATTGAGTTACTTTATTGTCAATTTTCTTTTTAGGCGATTCTTCACTAAAACCAAAAAAATGTGAGATCTGTTTTAAGGGTTCATAATGTTCATTCGTAAGTATGGTTTCATTTCCATATAAAAGGAAATCTATAGATACATTCCCAAGTTCAGCAATTCTTTGAATTCTACTGGTATTAGGAAGGCTTTTTCCGTGTTCCCATTTTGAGATAAGACTTTTATTGGCGATTGGATCGAATTTTTTCCCAAATTCTTCCATAGATAAACCTAGTTGCAGTCTAATGTTCCGTATTCTAACCCCAATACTTCTATTATCTAAAGTATTGTTCAAATTAACCCTCCTACTCATCTCTTTTTTTAAAAGTTTCAAAATATTTCTTGACAATATAATAGC